GTTAAAGTCATGGTTAGCGGTTCCTAAAAAGGGTTAAAAGATGATCAGGTTTTTTTGAAATGAAAACCCGTAAAAACATTTTATCGATTAGAGTTGACCAAGATAGAACTCAGGCGTGCCGGTATCAGATACGAATGGTTGAAGCGTTAACTGTAGAGATACTAGGCCATCGTCGTTCGTGATACTGATTGCGGTGATCTTTGATTGCGGAGCGTAGCTATAAACTACAGTTCCAGGCACCCAATTGCCGCCTGACTTTGCTCCCATAGTAGTCTGGAACCTGATCGAGTCGCCGTTTCTAAATCTTGCGAGCTGACTTGCGTCATACTGATTTAAAAGAGCTGTTACGGTTATCTCGCACTCACGGCTGTTAATGATTGCCGCGCTTCTGCCCGATTCTGCGCAGATATCCTCGATCTTTCTAACGCCGTTAGTAAGCGAAACAGTAACCTCGGAAGGGTTAAAGCAAGCGTAGTCAGTCGCATCGCCTAGCATTACTTCCTGATTCTTTGCAATGATCGGTGCGGTTGGATCAAAGCTAGGAGTGTGTGGAGCAGCGTAAGACTGTGCATTGTCTGCTGTGTAACCAGTTGCTGCAGCTACGCCAGTATCATCGGCAGCTACCGAGAACCCTAGTTTATCGCCAACAGAGTTAGCAGCGTTTGTTCCAGTGTTCCAAAGAAGAGAAAGAACGGTTCCAGTAGAAGTAAATTTGTATCTACCAGTAGCGTCAACGTATTCGCAGAGGTGAGTCTCAGTTGTGCCAGATGCATTCATAGCAGTTGTGATAGCTTCCGCCAACTCGTGTGGGTCTTTATACCAGCGAGAAGCAATTGCCGCTGCATCTGTACCGTCATCGTCTGTAAAGTCGATATAAGTATCAGTTGAAGCAATAAAGATCGGATCAAAGAAGTAACCGAGTGCGTCAAATCCAGCAGATGCGTTAACTGAATCATTCGCAGTCATTGAGTAACTAAAGTCGTTAATCAAAGCGCCTGAAACAGCTTGAGTTGCACCGCCGTTACCACCGTACCACCAAAGAGATAGGCTAGGATGTCCTGAGTTAGCAGGTGTGTAATACACTGGCTTACCAAGTCCTACGCTTGTTCCTGGTGCATTACCTGGAGGCAGGTTAAATGAAGGATGAAAATGGTTTGTAGCTACTTCGTGAACTACGCGAACACGGTAACCGTGTACAGGGTCTTTGATCAGTACGCCGTAACCTTGAGCAAGTCCTGCTGCTGCTGCACCAGTAACATTGATTTGAGAAAATGTAGACGCTGCAGCCGTAACTCTCTGAGTACTCTCGATAGTCTGAGTACCGAAGAAAGATCTTGCGATATCTCCCCACTGTGGTGCTGATCCCTCTGTGCCGCTGCCTTTCAGGTAGAAAGAAAGTGAAGCTGTAGGGTTCTCACCTCCCTGGATTGATGCCGCTCTACCGATCGAAGACTTAATCTCAAGGTTTTCGATTTGGTCATAGTTAGGCTCGATAGCAAAATCTTCCTGTAACGGCACGTAATCAGTTGCCGACTGTGGAAGTCTTAAAAGGTTTTGAGTTACTTCAGTAACTACGCCCAATACTGAATTTCTGCTGGAAATAGTAGCCATTTAAATTCTCCTAAGTGTTTAAGTCTTCGAAATACTCAAAAGCGAAGTTAGTTTGCAAAATGAAATAGCGCGAGTTCTCCAACGACAGAAACTCTAAGCCATTATCTCCGGTGTACCTAGCTCTTGCTGCGTTATTATTTAGGCTAGGATCTTTCTCGATAGCCTTAATAATTAAATATTGATCCTCAAATATCGCCTTTTCAATTTCCTCGCGCCTGTCAGTATCGTGCTCGGTAGATGATACTTGTCTCGTTAGAACGATAACCATTTCCCGATCAACGCTTAACTGGCAGCTAAGTAGTCGCTCGGTATTTGAGCCAGGACCAAAAGCAATTGCGTAACCTTTTTTAAGAATTACGTTTGATGCTTTCTCGATCTCGTAAGCGTTAGGGATCTGACGATATCCGGTAATAACCGACTCGATAGTGGTTTCTAGTTGCTCTCTGATGTCTGAGATCTTGCTCATTATTTACCTAGTGAAAAAAGTTTGAGAGTGCCTTAGCTCGTTAGCTGAAACTACGCCATCGCCATTTAAATCAGTCTCGAAATACTTCAGATTGATAGCCTTGATATATGATTCTGCTGCGAGTTTCTTGGCTTCATTGTAAGCAGATCCGAGACCGCCGTAAATGATTTCCGCTGTTTTATGTAAGCTTGCTTCAAGTAGCAGAGACCAATCGAATAGTTGCTCACGGCGCATGATAATAGACTTGGATCTAAGCTCTCTCTCGATTGCTTCTGCAGCAGAGAAACCCTGCTCTAGCCAGTTTGTTTTTCCTGTTTCGAAAGCATCCATTAGATCGATGTTCATAAGATCTGGATAAAATGTTGATAGATCATTGTCGGTACTATAAAGACTGCCAACATATGAAAGGCTTGTCGTATTTTTCCAATCTGCTGACCAAGTCCATTTGGTCCAAAATAGATCATAGATAAAAGTACCTGCGAGATCTGGGATATCATTTGAATCCTGCTCCGATCCCCAACCGCGATCATCACGATCTAGAGCAAAAGAAATCTGACCGCTTTGAGCTAAAGATATTCCTGCGCTGAAACTAGTTTTCGTCTCGTCGATAACGTCTTTGGTAGAAATCCAAGCGTTTCCGTCCCAAACTGAAATAGAAACAGCGGAAGCAAGATCGTTAACCGTTCCTAGCTTTAAGTACCGAGTATTAAAAGGCAGCTCTGTGCCAACATAAATAGCATCGTTAGCAGCTTCAAATCCGACTACTACACTAGCCGACGATCTGAAATCGTTCAACGATCTCGAGATATCTTTTAAAGTTCCGTTATCGTCCCAAATGATTCGCTGCTTTCTGTTCATTATAATGACTCACTCAAGCTTCTAGTTTTATAACATCAAGATATTCTGTCTCTCGCTTTAAACAAACAAAACTGTCGTAAATACCTAAATGATTAAAATAAAATACGTCAGAATAAACCTTACCTAGTCTAGTGACTTGAACCTCAATCTTATAAGTTATTTCACCAGTTAGTTCGGAAGGTGCTAGAGCAGATTCTAGGACACTAGCAGAAAATCTATTGCCTGATATGGGAGTACCAGATACCGTTGTGCGAAGGGTTTCGACCCAAGAATCTGTTAAGTCTATAGAGTAGATCTTAAACGTACACCCTGCGATTGTTTTGGTATCCTTACCCCTTACAAGAGAACCTAATAACTGAACCCCATTTAAAGTATCAGAGTTAAACTTAAGCCAAGCTTTTACTTTGTAATCTTGCTTCTGCGGCTTTTCGTAACTAACTTTTGTAACAATCGAATTATATGCGGCACCGGCAGCAATAACTTTTTTGTTATTAAATGAAACCTTGAGTGGCTGCACATATTGGTTGTTAGTTAGCATAGTTACTCTTCTACTTGCCATTACTCAGCCACCGTAATCCCGACCGCGCCTTTTCTTGCTGCGCCGTCTGCTGTAATGGTGAAAATAACTGTGTAGTGAGTTAGGTCATTAAGAGCTGTAGATAATACTGGAGTTGTTTTAAACAGGCCGTTTACATCTGCTGTAATCCCCGATTGGGAAATACCTAACGATGCGCCTTCTTTATTATAAACCGTGTATGAAGCTGTACCGAGGTTTGTACTAAGTTGCTCGCTATTTTTAGTGATCCAAATAGTTGCCTGTAACTGATTAGAAGCATCTATAGAAAACACTGCTCTTGGTTCGTATTGAGGACCAGCTTCTGGATACGTGATTGGTAGGTTATATGCAACCGGAACACCGTCTACTAGGATAGTAACCTTGACGGTGTAGAAGGTATTATCTAAATCAAGGACCGATGCCACTGGTGTTATTTCGTAAAAACCCTCTGAGTCTGCTGAAATATTATTCTGACTCATACTTGGAACCAAGTTTCCGTTTTGATCATAAATAACATAACTAGCTAGTCCAAGACGAGCTGGGCTTGTAATAACTCCGTCATTGTCGTTTACCCAGAAATTAGCAATAAGTTGACTATTGTTATTTACAGCGAACACGCCATTGATACTGGCATTGGTAGCTCCCGTGATGCCTGGAGTAATTTGAAAAAGAGAAACAGTATTTGCATTCCTATTGCCAACAGCGTCAATTGCTCTAACCCCAACAAAATACTTTACGCCAGATTGCAGCAGTGTGCCGTTAGCTAACGCAAATATATCGGCATTAAGATTTGTAGTAACTAAGGCTATATTAACTGGATTAAACAAATTAGCAGCAGGGTCTGCTTCAACGTAAACTTCATACCGTATTGGTGCAGAAGTATCAGTAGCCGCTAACCAACTAGCCCTAAGTTGCCCTAGTGCTCCACGAGTAAGAAAGTCGATACCAGAGAACACCGGGGGAGTTAAATCAACAACACAAGCTTGTGAGGTCGGCTGAAATGAGCCGCCTGTTACAAGATGATTAGGTCTTATACTTCCGATGGAGGTGCCTTGAACACCTGCATCGAAGAATAGTAGATTGCTCATTAGCTATCCTTTAAGCTTGGACGAACGTCAACTCCTGGAGGGCTTAGGAACGTGTAGCGGACATGTGTTCCAACTACGTTAGGAATCGTTCCAAGAGCTAACCAAGTTGTTCCGCCGTCTGTTGAATACTGGAAACGAGCAGTTTCGTTTGTAATGTCATGGTCTACTAATTGAACACCACTAAGGTCGTAAGCTCTAAAGCTAAGTGTTAATGGTACGACTGTTGGGTAAGCTTGCTTTAAGCGGAAGCCAACCCTTGTAGGTATACTTGATGATGAATCGTCGAAAGAGTATTCCCAGTTGTCTGATAGCTCTTCCGTTGCTTCATATCCAACCAAAAGTTCAGCAATCTGAGCATGACTAGTTCTATCAAATGTGTGTGTTTTAAAACTTAGTTTGAATTGGACTTGTGAACCAGCAACAATAGATAATTCTTGGTCTACGTCAAGCTCAATCCAACCATTAGAAATAGAACCAAACCCACTTAGACGATATTCAACTTTAATCTCGCCACCAGTTTTAACTAATTCTTTTTCGACATCAATGGATTTTATCACCGCATTTTGCGTTAATGTTACAACCTTTGAAACAACATAACTGTGGTCAAATAAAGAGTCTGATCTTACGTCCGAGGCAAAAACACCTCTTTGTCCAACTGCCCCAGATAGACCAAAGAGCCAGCCAGAGTTGTTCGTAAAGTTGAGGTATGGCAATGATGGGCGCATCTCATAAGCTTCCTTGGTGGTTGTCTCAAAAAACTCCATGCACGAGTCACCGAAAAGCGCAGTGAGTTTATTATTCTCAACCTTCTTGAGCATGAACCTGAATGCGTTGGTTGATGCTTGACCAATCAACACGATGGCGTGATCAAGCGCATCGGACCATGAGGCAGACACTACAACCGGCGCAACAATTTGGGAAGGAAGTCCCAAAACATTAGACGTGGTTAGGGATGGCCAGGTTGTGGCACCTGCGGTTAACTCATCCAACCTGCCAAGGTAAAGGTTTGATAATGTTGCAAAGAAAGCGCACTTCTGACCATTTAAAAGTGGACCGTTTAGTGGTGCGTTTACTGGAGTAGCAATTGCTTCAACGTCAGTTGAAGAAAGAAGAGTACCGGTTATTGCCGGAAGAATGCTTGTTTGATGTAGCCACTGAGAGTCAGTGTAACCAAAAGCTTTACCGATAGTAACACCAGTCGAACTAGTAGCCACATTTATTGAAGCACCACCCTGAGTTAGAGCTAGTTCAAAATCGTTAGCTGTTAGATTACGAACAAAATAAGTTATATTTATGGTAAAAGCTGCTGGAAGTACCCCAGCCAAAAACTGAATTGGTTCATTTTCAGTATATCCATGAGATGTAATTTGTATTTTCCCTGGTGTACCGGCAGCAATAGCGGCTGTTTGAGTTGAGTAAGTCGGAGCAACAGAAGTATCACGCACGAAATACTGCGGGTTGGCGGCAGTTCCCACGTGGGTATAGAGGCGGTTTGCTGCCACGTCGATGATCGCACCAAAGGCATCGATCTCTTGGTTCAAGGGCTGCATCACAACTGAGGTTGGTCCAGCAGCAGCACCAATTGAAGCTCCGTTAAATGAAGCTGACAGTTCAAAGTCGTTCAATCCTGCGTTGCGAACAAAATACTTCGTGTTGACGACAAATGTTGAGGTTGTCCACGCAGGACCAACCTGAGAGGTGAAGTAGACCTGATCGTTATTGTTAAAGCCATGAGCAGTAAAGTTAAACTTAACAGGGGTTCCAGTCGTAATTGTCATTGATCTTGAGTTTAAAGATGCAAGACGACCGAGCTGATAAACGGCTTTCTGATTGTTACCAGTAGCAAATGGAATGTTTGGGGGGGAGACCTGTGAGAAGTCCGCTCTTGCAAGGTTGTTCGCAAGCAATACACCAGATCCACCGAAAAGAATTGTCCCAGTGGCAACAATGTAGACTTTCCACCCTGTGGTTCCATTGTCGATCACTTTGATGGAACGGATTGTGTGAACAATTGCTGGTGATGACGGCATAGCGATGTTAACTCGACCAACATAGGTATGAACGCCAGTGGTTTGGTTAATTTCATAGCAAACAACAGGAATGGCACCAGCAGCAATGGCACCGATCATAAAGATTCGTCCATTATCAGTAGCAAACATTGTGGTCGTAGGTGTGAATGCGCCAGCAGTATCAGAAAACACATCAAGAAATCGAGTTGGTGATGGTCCAAGCACTGGCTTAGAATCGATTGTACGTTGTGTTACACGCCCAGCAAGTGTTGTGCGTGTTTGGTCGTAACTTGTACCAGTTGATTGGAGCAGGTTTAAATCTAAAAGTTTCATCTGTATCCTCTTGGTTAATTAATTTTATTTTATACTAATAAATACTGATTTAGTAGATTAATGGAATTGACTTTACACATTTTCAAGACTCCACGTTATGCTGTCTCTGCGATACCTATTACCAACTAGAGTATAGGCAAGTGTCTTGTGTGCCTCTTCTCCAGGAATACTCGGCGAGCTGTATATAAGCTTTGTCACCCTTTGATTTCGTGTACCAAAGTCCGCATAGGTAATTGTAAGAATCCTGTCTACCGAGTTCAATATGGCATCAATCTGTGTAGTCGAAAATGTGACTTTTAGAGCATCGCCAACGTTACCTATTTTGGTTCCGTCAGAATTGCCCTTTAGTTTTACCCAACCTTGTACTTGGCTAAGTATTCCAAACATTTCTAAACTACCTCCACATCGTCTACAACATCGCCATCGTAGTTATAGGTTATAGTTGACGTCTTAAACACTGTCACGCCATCTGCCTCGTAGTAGGTAGTTACCTGTCCAACTACAAATTCGTTTGAGTCGTAAGTTAGGTCTACCTTAACAATCCTAAACTCATTCGTCTGAGTCAAAGAATTATAAAATGAAATAGACGTAACCAGATCGCCTGAGTAAGTCTGTTTTAAACTTCTCGTACTTGAGAATACAGAATCCGGAATTACGGACCCGTTGACCATAATTCCGTCATCTATCTCAAACGCTTTTTTTAAATTAACCATTTAATTAAAAGCTCACTGCTTCCCTTGTTGCTCTTACGTCAACACCAGCAGAAGAAGAGGATACTCTTAATCTCATGGTTTGACCTGCTCCGGTTCCGTTAACGTCAACCGACAAATTAACGTCAAAGTTAGAGCCAATTTTAAGTTTCGCGTAGACAGTATCATCCGACTGTGTCGCATCAGCAGAAGTTGTCCCGTTGTGAGTTGCCCAAACTTCGTACGCTTTTACGCGTTCAGGATTTGCAGTCTCTCTGGCATAAACATACCACTTAACAGCGCAAATATTGTCGACAAGCACAGAATCCACTGTCACTGCTGTCGTAACTGCGTTTGATGTGTATGTAGGTGAACCTGCCTCTACAGCCGTTTCTAATTGCTGTAGTGCCTGCTTAATTGTTTGATTATCGCTAATCAGCGTTCCACTGAACGCGCCTAGATCTACTGCGCCCTGAGCAACACCAGATAGTGTTGTGAGGTCGATCTGGTTACCGTCTAACTTTTGGATTGCTGAGTTAACTGTATCAGCAGAGGTGACAGTACCGTTTGTTTGCGCGTAAGATGCAGCTAGGCCGATGCCATCAGCAAAGTTCCAGTTAACGTCTGAAATCTTGATAGCTGGTGATCCGGCAGTAGGGATATGAACAATTGCTTGTTGTTCCTGCGAAGCAGGAGAATCAGGCAAGTAAGCTTGAACCATGAAAGTATTGTTATCGGCAATCGCAATACTTGCAGCAACGAGTGTTATGCTTGTAGGGGAAGCGATTGCAGAGATTCTAAATAGTGCTGGTACGCCGTTTAAATCACCTAAAACATGGTTGCCTACAACCCAGTTGGTAGCGTCTACGCCTGAATCGTTGTCAGTCCATGATACGGGGTTAATGCCTGAGCCAGCAGATAGTGTATCGTTTGTACCAGCTACAACTTTTTCACTACGCCAAACGAGTTCGTCCAACGCTACGTTGCCGACTTCTTCCCAGTCAGCAAGAGCGTTGTTATCAACAACTTTCTTATAGAGGCCACCACCTGCACCGGTTCGCATGTAGATAGAGCCAACGGGTGCAGCGTCTTGCTCACCAGAATCTCCACCAGGTGCGGTAGCACCAAAGAGCATATCAATATAGTTACTATCTGAATTCTCTGCATATAATCTGATTGATTTTTCAATACCATGAGGTGATCTAGCCATTAAAAACTCCTTTTTTAATTTAGCTTGGTTAAAACTACAGAAACCGGAAAACTCTCGTTGTTCGTTACTGTCAAAACAGCACTAGATCCAGAAATGTTAAAACTTATTTCCATATCTATAGTATCACCTATCTTTCCAAAAACAGAATCTGATACTTCGCTCCCCTGCCTAGTAGCGATCAACTCTAAAGATTTATAAAGATTATTAGCTTCATTAAACGCCTGTATATAATATTTTGTACCGTAAAACTCAGAAAACAAATTTGTATCAATATCTAAAGTCTGCGCAGTCGAAACTACGTGCTCTGTTCTAGACCATCGATTAGAAAATGCTGCACTTACTATTGCCATTGGTTTATGCCAGTTCTTCTATAATTAAATCAACGGTTCCAGATTGAGATTTCCCATAAACAACAATTGAATCTGAGATATCATAAAATCTTTCAGATCCGTTATCGATTGGAACGCCAATATATCCAACAATAGAAGCAGAATAATTTATTTTAATTTGGACGCCTGATCTGTTGATAATACTAATTGCGTTCCTGTTTTCTAAGGCAGTTGATGGTAGTGCTGTCCAAGTCGTTTCGTTTATTTGTACAACCAAAATTCTACCGGCAATCTTTAATCCGCTAGGTGTAAATTCTCCCGTTACGCTTCCTTCTCCAGCAGCAATCGCAACTCGTACCGCTGTCTCACTGTTCGAAGTCTCTAAGAACTTCTCTTTTTCAAGGGTATTTATATTTTGATCTAATGCCATTTTTTACCCTAGAGTTTAGAAACATCGCGAGAGTTTTTAATTCCCGCGATGCTCTGGAAAATTACGCTTTCATGTAACCGATAACAAACTCGATCTTGCCAGCGGTTAGAGCTGCGGTTCCGATTGTCATGATTAGCTTAGAAGCTGCTGCCAAATAGTATGGAGTAGCAATGACGTTTGGAGTACCTTCGAGAGCAGGCGGAACGATAACAGCGTTAGCTGTCAAGCTCGCTACTGCGCCTTGAGTAGTGTTACAAAAACGGTCATCATCAGCGGAAGGCCCCCACTTCAGAGTCGCAGATCCGGCAGATGTTGCCGCTGTCTTAACAACTAGACGAGCGTCTAGAATTACTACGCCGCCCGCTCCGGCAGTAAAAAGATCCAGAGCGCCAGTTGCGCCGCCATCTACTGCAAAATCATAAGTAACCCGCGCATAGTTGATCTGATTTCCAAATCCGCCGCCAACTGTAGCTTCGTTTACGATAGCTGCCATAAATAAATCCCCTTATTTTTTTGTTTTAATAACTTTTTTAATCGGCAAAGTCGGGATAATCCAAGCAATATGAGCGCCACCCATTGCGTAAATAGTTACAATTCGAAACGGCAACTTGATTTGCGCGAGCTGTATTCTCAATTCCTCTGCTGAATTTCCTACTAGAAATTCAATTTTAGAATTTTCGCTTAGACTATCCCCTAGAAATTCCATTTCAAATCCCTTAGCTGTTGTAGATAACGATTGCTTTCTTGTCGCCGTCGATGCCTTGTTTAGCGCCGACTACTAAGCGAACAGAAATAACGTATCCAAATTGTTTGTTGCTATGCAAATCAGAGACTTTGATCTCTGGCATGGTTTGCATAACAAGGTGCAAGAAATCAGGATGAAACGCGAGAGCCATATCCTCAGATCCAGTAACGAAAGAAGGCTTAACAGTAGCAGACAAAGAATTGTCTTCTAGAATGTTAAAACCGAAACGTTGACGAGCGATTTGACCGCCGACTACAGGAGCTTCTGTTCCAACATAGTCGGAAGAAGTTAGAGTCTGCGCGTTCAAAAGATCTGTCATGTAGCTTGGATCTGCTAGTAACCACCAACCGCCTTGCTTTGCCCATTTTGCCTGAGCTGCTTGCTTGCGTGCGCTATTCAACTGCGACGCGTTGAAATCAGTTACGCCTGAAACTCTGTGATCAGGAGCAGAAGCAGACGGCAAAACTAGAGAGTAAAGGTATTTGTTAAGCTCAAGCTCAACAGCTTCCATCAAACCCTGGCGGATTTTAGAATCTTGGGAACCGATTTGAGATTGTAGAGCTACTAGATCGTCGAACTCGTAACCAGCAGAAATAACCTGGTCTGCAACGATATCAACGTAGCTGGTAGACAGAGTAGAAGTTGAGAAAGTCTCATGACCAGATCCGACAGTTTTACGCTGCGCAGTAGGACGATTTACTTGACTGACTCGAACTCTATCGCCTTGCGCCTTGATATCGCCTTGGTACGCTTTGTTGACAAGCGAAGCAAGCATGGTGTTTTCTTTTAGCTGGTCCATGAAAGTTGGCGACCAGAAAGCCTGAACCTGATTCTGTACATCTGCTAGTAAAGTTGCACTCATTTGTCTTCTCCCTTAAAAATTATTTAGGTATTTGCACTCGTCCCTCTCGTACCGCTGCCCACTTTGCTGGATCGTTGTATTTAAGAGACTTCCATGACTCGTAATCCATTTTAGAATCTGGACTTCCCGCTGGCGCACTGCTTGGCATATTTGGTTTCTGTCCTGGCGTTTTAATCGTTTCAGGATAGAGCTTTCTATATGCCTCTACTGCTTTTGCTACCGTCATTTCGTCAACGCTCTTGGTCGTTGGGTCAAGAGCAATCTCGTCTAACGGTATCAGTCCCCAGTAGTGTTCAGGCAAATCGCCGCCTAGTGTTTTCAAAAAAGCATCTATTTTCCTAGCGAATACTCTTTCAGAATCAACTTTGCTTAATTTCTCTTGAGCTTCTTTTAATTCAGTCTCACGATTTTTAAGTAGCTGCTCAAAGTTCTTGTTGCGTTCGAGTTCTGCGTTTTCACGTTCGCGCTCTCTGGCTCTAAGTTCCTCGAGTTCTTTTTCGGTTTGAGAAAGTTTTTCGGCTGTCCGTTTCTTCTCACCTAAAAGTTTCTGATGTGTTTCGTAAGCAACTAGATCTTTTTTTGATTCAATCCCACTGGGATCGTCGGTCGGCGTGTTCCCACTGGGAACGATTGGCGTGGTCGTCATCTAAAATTCTCCTGTAAGTGTTTCACCGATTTCGAGATCTGACAAGACCTGCGAAATATTTGTCATAAGTTTTCACGAGTTGACCAATTTCATCGATTGATAAAAATAGAAATGGTCGTTTGACTGAAACATATCCAGCAACTTTGCGATTTCTGGATGAATCAAAGGTGATAGTTGTAGAATTTCCTGATCTTTTAAATTTCAATCCGTTAAGCATTTTGCCTGTAAAAGTTAGATTTGATTTCCCTGGCGATGTAAAAGCAGACAAGCGCGAGCTATTTCGGCGGCGGAATTCTATGTAGCCTCTGGATAGATCAGCTAAACCCTGTCTTCTCCCGCCGTTTTTCTTTACACCGTAACCTTCTCTAGTACGATTGCGAATGATATCGACCGCGATGTTGCCAATAAAATCTAGGGCCTTTGGACCGCTTGCCTCGTCTAATATTTTTTTAAGTTTTTTGTCGAACTTTGCTAAGTCTCTGAGAAAGTCGCTCATTTAAACTCCCGCAAAATCTCTTGTAGCTCCGATTTATTGATACCTAAGAATGGTCTAATCTTGCTGTTACCGTCTGCTTTGTTGTTCGAGAGCGTACCGTTTTCAAAGCCGATTAAGATTTGATTTCCTCGCAAAGAAAGAATACGCATTTCCTCTAACATCTCACCAGATAGTTTTAAGTTAAC